GCTTTAGCTTGTCGTTTAATTACATTTGAACCTAGCAAAGCTTCCACAGTAACAACTTTACCTACATCGGTATTGTTATTAATATTTGTCGAGGCTGCTAAAGTTACTCTTCCCGGAGTAGTTGTCGTTGCATCAGGGACAGAATTTCCGTAAATAGTCCAGATAATCGGATCGGTTCCTATTATTGGATTTCGGGTAATTTGTCGATAAGTCGCACCGATAGTTGTCCCCGTAGAATCGGGAACATAAACAGTGGCATTATTTAACTCAGTAGAAGTATTTGCATCAGAACTTCGCGTTGCTGGTACAGAAGCCCCGTTCCAAATATAAATCCCGTTTTGAGTGTTATTTGTTTGACTAGGTGCTAAAAAACGGCCATTAAGGGGCATCGTTACTCCCCCAATAGTCGCTCCTGGAGCATCTAAATTGATATTACCAGAGGATGAAGCTAAAACCGCCGCCTTCTCATTTAATCCAGTAAAATAATCTTCTATAAATCCAAGGTTTACAGCGTCGTTTGCACTCTGTGGATTAGGGACTTTTGCCGTCGAATTGGGAGCAAAAGTAAGACTATTTTCAAATCTAGGCATAATTTACCTCTATAAAGAAAGAATCGCGTATCCTACAGCAGGATACGAAAAAGAAACTTGGGTAGTATTCAAAGATAAATGCTGTTCATCGGCATAAATTTTAACCCAACCTAAACTAAATAATTGAATTTGAGGATAGGCATTTAAATTATGGTTAATTAGCCAACTATCTGAATTAGTAGATTGAGTGTGTAGATAGGAAGGACTTGGCTCTCCCTGCTCACCTTTTTCGCCACGAATATTAATCGCATCGGTAATCGATAGAACTATGCCATTATTCCCAATATACCCACCAATAGCCGGTGGCGAACCAGAACCGCCTACCCAATCAGATACTTGCAGTACCCGACGATTGCCGTCAGAAATTAAAGAAAGAATAGGGGACCAGCCAGCATTCCCAAGAGTCGCTGAAACGATTACTTGTCTAGAACTTCCAGTTATTTCAATTGGCATCAGACTTGCCCCCTAACAACTACGGGAATTAAATCTAGTCCTAAAGGTTCAATGACGAGCCGATTAGCAATAGTTTTAGAAGCTTCCAAATCAGCTTGCCAGTAATCTCTTCCTGCTTTTGGTTGTGCGATTTCTTTAAAAGCAATAGGAGTAACTTCCATTCCATCCGTAACGTTGCTGTCAACAATTAGACGAAAATAAGTATAATCTTGATATTCAATTGGATCTTCTCCATCTTCATTAGAAGGTAAAATAAAATCCCCAAACTGCAATTGATCAACTCGCCCGACTGCCATGCGATCCTCACCGAATTGCTTTGCTACATAAAAATTAATGTTCCATGCAGTAAAATCTCCCTGAACAAAAAACTCTTCATCCCAAGTCGATCCCTTTTTAATCTCGATAACAATCTCACTGGCAATCGTAGGATACGATTGCCCTTTAAGAAAATAGTTACCAGTAAGGACTTTTTGGGGCATTAATAGATTTTGTATTGTTTCTTGTATTATATCTTGAATTTTCTTTTTTGAGATATAATTAAAAGGAAAACATATTTACACCGCCGCGCTCTTTTATACCGCACCCGGGAGCGCGGTTATTTTTTTGTCTTGACAATTCTATTAAGACTATGAGAAAATTTTTTTAAAGATTGACTTGGATTACCGCCCTACGAGGGAGCGGTATTTTTTTATCTATCCGTATTACATATACTACAAATACTACAGAGCGATTGTTAGATTGTAGATAGATTGTTAATAAGGTTATCTACAATCGAACGCTTTACAGGGTAAGGGTTTTAGACTTTGTAGATATTGTCGATGCCTTATAGAGGAAAAGAGAGAAAAGAAGATATACAGCAAAGTCAGCAATAAAAGTGATTAAACGCAAAACCGACTCTATTGACAAAATGCCGTATTTTCAGCTAATTAGAGGATTTTAGAGGTGAGAAGTGTTTTATCGCTAATTTGTTCTTTTTGTAATTTGATTGTTAATAACCTTATTAACAATCGAAACCTTTGCAATGTCTAGGCTTGAGACTTTGTTGATATTGTCGATGCCTTATAGGAGGAGAAAAAGATAAAGAAAACAAACAAGGTCAACAATAAGAAACCATCAGGCTCAACAGTAAAACAAAAATACACACGGGGTAACTATTAACAATATCTACAAAGAAGTAAAAAAAGGATGAAAGCTATATATATCAATACTTTCATCTTTTCTATCTTTGTAAATACTCTTATTTACAATCTATTTACAAACTAACAATCTAATTAATCGAGGTCAGCAATAAAAACATAAAAATCCTGACACGGGAATAAGGCTAACAATATCAACAAAGTCTGAAATCTATATATATCAAGGGTTCCATTGTTAATAAGAGTATCTACAAACTATTTACAATCTAACAACCCACCAAGCTCCGAACATTACCCACCAAGCTCCGAACATTAGACAACAAAAAACCCCTGTAGTCTCTACAAGGGTTAGCTTTATCAGTTATGCAACAGTTATCGCCTTTTATTTTAGCAGTAAATAAGGTTACTTACTGCTTTTCACCTAATATCCCCCCATTAACTCGATTTGTTCCTCTAGAGTAGAGTTCTCGCTCTCAAGCTTTTTAATTCGGTCTTTTAAGCCGAGGATTTCATCGATATAGTCAACTTCTCGATAATCCAATTTGTCGATTTTGGCAGTCAATTCAGCGATTTGGTTCTCAAGCTGTTTATTAGTCTCGATTGCCTCACTTTTGACCTGAAAACCGGCTAAGGTGTGAAGGAATAAGCGAACGCCCAACTGCATTACCTTTAGGGCTAGTTCGTGATTGTCTTTAATTAGCCACTGGCAGATTAAATTTTCTGGTATCAACGCAACACCTTGTAACCCGCCTGCTGTCTCGATTTGAGCCTGTTCAAGACCCTTTTCACGCAAACCACTCATAGTCAAACGGCGAGAAATAGTCGAAGGTATTTTCCCTGACATCCGGGCATATCCACTAATTGAGGCAAAGCTCTCACCGGTCTGGGTATCGATGATTAACTCGATACCATCGTGATCAAAACGCTGTAAACTAATATTAGTCATGATTTACTCTGTAATAGTAATTGTGATTAGTCCCCCGTTAACGCGGGGGCGTATCAATATTATACCATATTTAAAATATGTCTGACAAATTTGACCGATGTGGTGGGTATTCAGCAAAAATTGACCGATTACCGGGTATTCCTCCTAATTTCAAGTCGAATGTCGTCAAACCACCACAATCTAGGGTTATTGTTTTGCTGAAAACCAGAGAGATCAGAGAAATCCCCGATGATCAGCTAGAGTCTTTCCTTGAGGAAAACCAAGATTTAATTCAAGATCGACAATCACCCAGAAAAAGACCGATTAGAAAACTTTAAAGCAATGACAAACAAAGAAATCCTTGTTTTGCGGACTCTCTACAATAAAGAATTGTCAGGATTGCAGGTGATTGAATCTATAGCCGATATTAAAGGTCAAAGCCTTGATATTGGCTTGTTTTACCCTGTATTTCAGAAATTAGAGTAAAAAGGACTCATTAAATCTCGATGGGGAACCGAGCGATCTAACGATAGAGCCGGTGCCAGAAAAAGATACTATCGACTTACCCAATCAGGAGAAAAACCCCTTGCTGATATTCAAAGATTTGATAATTCTCTTAATTGGAATTTTACTTGATTAATGTGGGGTCTAGGAGTCGAACCTAGTGTTTTAGGCTTATGAGGCCCATGTGGAAACCATTTCACTCACTTCGCTTTGCCAGTATATCACACTTTCAATCAATCCAATAGACAATTTCGTTAGGCTGTATCTCGTACCTATCACAGATTGCCCGTAAAACTGTGATTGACGGCAAGTGATCGGCATCTCTTGCCAATTTATACCCCGTATTGGGTGCGATACCCGTATCCTTGATAAATCGGTAAACTGTGATCCCTCTAGATTCTGTAAATTCCTTGACCCTGTTTTGTAGTACCATTGTATTGTTTTACACTCAATATATTTAGTATAACTTTTTTTAGAATAATACTTGACATACTATTAACATGATGCTACTATACAGATATAGAGAAAGACGACCACTCCCAACTGCAAATTAGTGTGATCGCCTTTCCGTTAACCCTTATCAGGTCTAAGTCATGTTAGCATCCAATCGCGTATCCGTCAAATCTAACTCTGTCCCCGTTATGTCTGGTAATTTTGTCATGGTCGCCAAAGGACAAAAGCACCGGGTTTTTCTTAAAGTGTGGGGAGAAGGACAGATTACCACTCTCCGAATAACGTGCCAGCAAACTGGCAAGGAGTGGTTTTTCGATACCTTTGATGGCAAGTTAAGCCGTGGTTTCAGCCCTGACGGGAAACTTCCCAACTGTGAACTGCCTGAGATTGAATTTCAACCCGTCAAAAAAGTTTTTGCATTATCTCCTACGATGGGATCTGTGGATTGTGGCGGACGCTACTATGAGATTCCTTCCAACGAACCGAACGACGATTTTATCTATGACGATATTGAGCCGTCGGATTTAAGTCGGTACAGTGAACCGACGACAAACCCGATCACATGGCAAGAGTTTTAATACCAGTTATCAGTTATCAGCTATCAGTTATTAGCAACCTATTAGGAGTCAAAATCATGAACAAAGAAAATCTTAGTAATTTTCATGGCACGGAAAATTACTACAGTAATAAAAATTACCCGTTTAAGTACACTGACGGTATTAAGTATTTAGCAGAAAATGGAGGTTATTGGATACTCGACGCAATTGCGTCATGGCAAAAAAAACTTGATTCAAGCCAGATTCAGTTCTGGATGTTAATAGTTAACTCCGATAAATCCGCAGTCCTTACCTGCGAACAAGACAATGAAACTAACATCACTCAGCAAATCCCATTTACCGATTTTCCTTTTTCAGAGGTCACGCTTTGGTTGTGTGACGGTGTTTTATTGCTATCCTCCGAGTATTAGTTTCAGTCATCAGCTATCAGTAACCATTATTTAGGAGTCAAAAAAATGAAGGGTAATCGCATGGTTCGCATCGAAGGTTATTCCCCGAGGTCAAGCAGCAGAATTGCTGTTATTGTCAGTACGAAATACATACTATGTGTTTTAGATACTTACGAAGATGTATTGCCTTGTCCGCAAATTGAAAACACTAAACAATATTATGTAATATTCGACGATCCAATTGCATCATATTCAGTCATTACAACACTTGAATTATCGCCGGGTCTAAAAGAATGGATTGATGAGCAGATCGTTGTTCGAGTTTGGACTGGGTACGGTAACGAGTATGATATTCCTGACTAAATATTAGTTATCAGTTATTAGCTATCAGTAAAAACAAATTATTTAGGGGTCAAAAAAATGATTGAGATTGAGATTGAAATGATAGAGATTCCGAACGTAACCTTTAAAATTGGAAAATATCCAATAACTCAAAAACAATATCAAGAGGTAATGGGAAACAACCCCTCTTATTTTATGAACAAACCCCAAAATCCGGTAGAACAG